GCCGGCCGCTCGGCGCGGCGCGGGTGCTGAACGCGATCGGGTCGGGGCGGACCGACGTCGCCGAGATCCGCGACTATCTCGGCCTCGACTCGGGCCTGATGAGCCGGCTCCTTCGGGGCCTGGAGGAGGAAGGCCATGTCGGCACCATGCCGCATCCCGAGGATCGCCGTCGCAGGATCGCGATGCTCACCGAGACGGGCAGGCGCGAATTCGCGGCCTATGAAGCCTTGTCGAACGCGCGCGCAGCGGCCCTGCTTGATCGATGCGCGCATGCCGATGCGCTTCTGCAGGCGATGGACATGATCGCCACGGCGCTGGAGCGCGACGCGATCGTGGTGGAGGAAGCCGATCCCGCGGGCGAAGCCGCGCGCTATTGTCTCGCGGAATATTATGCCGAGCTCGCCCGCCGCTTCGAACGCGGCTTCGATGTTTCCCTGTCGCGGGATCCGGACGCGCGGGACATGGTGCGGCCGCGCGGGGCGTTCCTCGTGGCGATGTCGGATGGCCTGCCGATCGGCTGCGTCGGGCTCAAGGGCGGCGGCGGCGACACGGCGGAGATCAAGCGGCTGTGGGTTTCCCCCGGCGCACGCGGGCTCGGCCTCGCCAGGCGCCTCATGCAGTCGGCCGAGGCGATCGCCCGCGCGCTTTCGGTCAGGACCCTGCGCCTCGATACCAACAGCGCCCTGCCAGAGGCGGTGGCGCTGTACCGGACCTCCGGTTGGATCGAGATCGATCGCTTCAACGACGATCCCTATCCCGACCGCTTCTTCGAAAAGCCGCTCTGAGACTGCACGCAATCCGGGGCGGCCCGCTTCGGGGCCGCCCCGGCAGGCGGGGGGAGGGGGGTCAGAGGCCGGTGTTCGCCGGAAACTGCGCGCTGCTGTCGGTATCGAGCAGGATGTTGGCGCTGACCGTGCCGGCGCTGTGTGTGCCCGCATTCGCATATTGCAGGCCGATGTAGCGCTTGCTCGTCTTGGGCAGCACGCGATCCATGATCTTCGCGCCTTGGGTCAGCGCCGCCTCGGCGGTGGTCTCGCCGGCGCCGATCACGGTCGGCGAGGAAAGATCGGCATTGGCGGATTCGATGATGTTCGGGGTCACGCTCGTGCCGCCGGCGAAGGCGGTGTCCACCGTCACGATCACGCGGAGCGGGTGGCCGCGGCCCACGTCGCGCGCGGTGCCGAGGTCATAGCTGTTGGTCGAGACGATCGTGCCGCTGGTCAGCGCCTGCTGGCTGGAAAGCTGGGTCTGTGCGTCGGTAATCATGATTGGAGCTCCTTGGGAATGGCGAGAATCCTTCCCCCGGCGTCACCGCCGGGGGAGGATGGCGGTCAGACGACGCGCGCCTCGGTGACGTTGAGCGCGTCGACGCGGCGGATCGGGATGCCGTCGAACGCCATCACCTTGCGGCCGCCGATCTCCTCCCAGGAAAGGAAGCCGTTCTTCTTGTTGACGAGCTGCCGGCGCAGCATCGTGTTCACCACGCGCGGCGCATAGAAGGCCGCCTTGGTGCTGCCCATCTCGAGGCTCTGCACCCGTTCGGAAAGCTGGATGAACACATCCTGCAGGTCCGCGCCGGTGGAGATGTCCTTGCTCAGCGCCGTGCGGCTGATGTTGCAGGCGCGCGCCGCGAAGCGCCAATCCTTCACCGAAAGGCCGCAGTTCCACTCATAGTGGTCGCGATAGCCCATATAGGGGTTTCCGTTCGCATCGTAGAGCACGGTGCCGGTCGGGAAGCCGTCGCTCGCCGTCGTCACGTCGCTCACATCCTCGTGGAACAGCCCGGCCTTGCTGCCCTTGGGATAGATGCCGCGAATCGTGTTCTCGCCCCAGACGACGAGCCAGATCGAAAGATTGTCGCTGCCCGTGCCGCCGCAATCGAGGATCTGATCCTTGGTCGTGCCGGAAAGGGAGGCGTAGCGCGGCGCGAGACCGGTGAACGCCTTCGGCGTCACCGCCGCATTGCCGTAGAAGAGATAGCTCGACATCGTCTGGTTCATCGATTCGAAGAAGGCGAGCTGCTCGTTGAGCCGGTAGCGCGCGACATTGCCGGAGAGGATCGCCTCCTTGCGGTCCACCTCGCTGAAGCCTTCGAGCATCGCCGCGCCTTCGTCGAACTGGCTGACCGTCGATTTGCTGCGCGGCACGCCCTCGTTCAGCGCGCGGAAGGATACCCCCGGCAGGCCGGTGCGCACCGTGGTGCGATCGCCGGTCGGCAGATTGCCTTCCTTCCATACGATATCGTCCAGCACCGCATTGGTCTGGCTGAGCAGCTCGGCCACCCGCGCGATCTTGCCGTCGGGATCGAGTTGCCGTGCGACGTCGACCAGCGTCGCGACTGTGTTGCCCTGTACCGCCATCGTTCTTACTCCTCGTCGTGAAGGGCCGCCGTCAGGCGGTTCGGGTCATCCCCGGATAGAAAAGCTCCTCGTCGGTCTTGCGCGCGGCGCTCGGCGTGCCCGGGCGCTCGAACCGGTCCTCGGAAACCGCGCGGCCGACACGGGCGAAGGCGCGGATCATCTCCGGATGGTTGCCGAGCCCGCTTTCGTCGAGCAGCGTGCGGAAGGCCGATCCCTTGGGAAAGCCGAGCGCATCGAGCGCCCGCGCCGCCCGCGCCGTGCTCGCTTCCCATTGCGTGCCGCCGATCTCGCGGTCGGCGCGTGCCGTCTCGAACCATTCGCGCCGTTGCGCCGCCACCTGCTCCATCATCTGCTGATGGCCGCGCGCCTGCAGGCTGCGGGCCCATTCCGCGGCGACCGGCATCAGGCTCTGTGCCTGCTCGTTCGAAAGCCCCAGCGCCTGGAACGCGGGTGTCGCAAGCGCCACCGCCTCCTCGTCGAGCGTCAGCCCCTCGGGTGGTTCGAGCCGGTAGCTCTCCGGCGCACGCGGCGGCCCGCCGAGCACGGTGTCGGCATCGATCCCGCCGCCGTCGGGGACAGCCGGTGCGCCTTCGGCGGCGGGGGCGTCGGCAAAGCGCGCCTCGTCGCCCGTATCGCCCGGCACCGGCTCGAAGCCGGCATCGCTCGCATAAGTCTCATCGATCATCGGTCGCTGTCTCCATCAGCTGCTGCTGTTCCTCGCCGAGCAGGCTCAGCCAGGTCGAAAGGCCATCGGGGTGGGGGAAGGGCTGGCCGGCCTCGGCCATGCGGATGAGATCGAGGGCCAGGCTGCGCCGTCCCTCGCGATAGGCAAGATCGCGTCCCTCGGTGCCGTAGGCGGGATGCAGCACCCCCGCCGTCCGCACCGCACGCCACAGGAAGCGGCGAAAGGCGGGAAGCGCGAGAAGCTGCGTCATCTCCTTCGCTTCGATCGAGGATCGGCTCATCGTGCGGGCCTTCCCTCGCTCTTCGTCCCGCAGGGGGAGGGGCGGTCCGGATGCGGACCGAGATGCTGCCGGCCTCGCATCGGCCGGGAATCGCTCGACCGTACCCGGGATGATCCCCCTCCCGCTGCGGGGAAGGATGCGGGCGAAGGGGCTGCGCGCCTCATGCCGGCTCCCCTCGCGCTTCGCCGCCGCCAGCCGCGGCGCCGACGCCGGCCATGATCCGGCCGAGCATCGATTGTCCGCCGCCGCCGTCCGTCTCGGACAGCGTCTTCAGCGCATCGGCGCCGCCCCGCATCGCCGGCACCGCCGCCATCGCCTGCTGCATCGCCTGCGCCTGCTGGCGCTGGCCGCGGATCTGCGCGACGGCGGCTGCGTCGCGCAGCAGCCGCGGCGGCGTGCCGGCGCGGTCGGCATATTCGCGCAGCACCGCATCGGCATCGATCAGGTCCATGATCTCGGGATGGCTCGCCGCAAGGCTGCCGGCGAAGCCGAGCGTGCGCTCGATCTGGCCGAGGCCGATCATCCGCTGCATCTGGGCGAGGATCGAGACGAACTCGATCTTGAGCGACTGGCCCGCGAGCTCGCGCGGCGGCGTGGGCAGCAGCCCGCCGCGCCACAGGATGGCGAAGGCGCGGTCGATCGCGACCTGGAGCTTCTCATTCTCCACCCGTTCGATCACCGGCCCGAGCTGGGTCAGCTTCTCCTCGTTGCGGCTGGCGATCTCCTCCATGTTGCGCGGCTGCACGCCAGGCATGTTGGTGATCGCCATGAACAGATCGGCATAGGTGGCGACGTCGATCGCCCGCTGGCAGCGCTCGATATCCTCGGCGATCACCCCGATCGTCTGATAGGGCACCTGATAGGGGATCTTGATGCCTTCGGCGTCGATCCCGGCCGCGGCGACGACGCTGCCGGGCACGCGCCGGAGCTGCACCTGCGGCGGCACGATGATCTCGGGCCTGATGTGCATGTCCACCGCTTCGGACTTGCGGCGCGCCTGCATCTGCAATTCGCGCATGTCGGCAAGGGCGTCGAATCCCGGCGAGGTGCCGTAGACCTCACCGCCGGTCGTCTCCCAGCGCGGCGCCCAGAAGGGCTGCTCGTGATAGCCCGCCACGCGCAGCAGGCGTCGCCGGTCGCTCTCCCCCTCGTCCCACCAGATCGATCGGAAGCGCTTGCCCTTGAGATCCTGTCGGTCCTCGTCGCGATCCATGTTGGGCTCGATCGCGTGGAAGACGGAAACGATGTCGTCATAGCAGGATCGGTCGTAGCGATCGCGCACCGCCGGGCTCACCGCGTCCAGCCCGAACGCCTGCACGCATTGCAGGGTGGACATCGGCACGCAGCGATAGAGCGTGTCGGCGGCGAGCGCGTCCGATTGCGCGATCCAATATTCGCCGGCGGTCAGGCTGTGGCACACGGCGCCCGCCTCGGCATGCTCGATCATCACCGTCGCCTCGGTGCCGAACAGGCCGATCTCCTGATATCCGGATTGGCTGGCGGTGTAGAAGTTGGTGCGGCCGAGAAAGCGGTAGATCATCTCCTCGACGGCGCCGAGCCAGGCGGCCACGTCGCCGCGGCTGGCAAGGTCCGCATCCGGCAGGGTGATGCGGAACCATGGGCGCGAGCGTGAGGAGAGGCCGGAGGTCATGCCGCTCGCCAGCGTCCGGAAGGATCGCCGCGCATGCCCGTCGAACAGCGCGCGGTTGGATCGGCGGCGCTGGCTGCGGTTGCCGAGGAAGCGGCAGCGGGCGGGTGCGGCGAGCTGCGCGATCTCCTCCCAGTCCGCCTCATAGGGCTGGCGCGCGGCCTTGAGCCCGGCCAGCCGCTTCTCGCATTGCTCGCGGATCAGATCCTCAGCCAAGGGTCGATGCTCCCCCGGCGCCGGCGGTCGTGGCGGGTCTGCCGAGCGTGCCGAGGGGGCTCGTGCCGATCGCCGCCGCATAGGCCATGCGGCGCCGGCGCTGGTCCGCGCTGCGCTGGGTCAGATCGCCGCCGTCCGGCAGCTTCACCGGCTGCCGCTCCGGCATGGTGGGGATGTCGGGCGTGCCCGTGCACATCGGCTCGTCTCCCTTGAAGATCACGAGCCGAAACTAGGATTGCCCGGGGGATTGCCGCGAGCGAATCGGGGCGGATCGGCACGAGGGTCCATGGCCGTTCATCGAGCGTTGCCATTCTCGTCCTAGGCGGGGACGGGAAGCCGATGCTGGCCGCGGCGGCGGAGCTTCGCCGATCCGGCTCTCCTCCGCCCGGCCGCCAGATGGGGAATCGAATATGCGCAGCGGAATCGTGCTGGCGGGGATGATGGTGGCGCTCGCCGGCTGCTCGGGCGAGGATGGCGGCAATCTGGCGGTGGTGGCGAACGATGCCACGGCCCTCGGCAACGATGTCGCCGAAGCGTCGTCGGCGCTGCTCGCGCCGCCTGCCGATCCGGCCTGCGCGGCGCAGGTCGGGGTGGCGGCCACGGTCTGTGCCGATCCGATGCTGGCGCGCATGGACAAGGAGGTGGCGCGGCTGTTCGGTCTGGTGCGCGCGGCGCAGGAGCCGGCGCCGGACATGGTGCCCGCCCTCGATCAGGCACAGCGCACCTGGACGATCGAGCGTGATCGCTGCGGTACCGGCGCCGCGGCCAAGCCTTGCCTGGTGGCGAGCTATGCCGCCCGCATCGACGAGCTGCGCAGCAACTATCCCGCCGCGCGCGCGGTCCCGGCGAGCCCGGACGAGCGGCCTTCCTCGGTCGGCCCGCTCGCCGTCCGCTGCAAGGGTCTCGACGAGCCGATCCACGCGCTCTTCATCAACGTCGATCCGGATCTGGTGCGCCTGCGCTGGGATCAGGAGGTGCTGATCCTGAAGCAGGCGCCCGCTGCCTCAGGCGTGCGCTATGAGGGGGAGGGCCCCGCCAGCGCCTATGTTTTCTGGACGAAGGGGGAGAGTGCGACCTTCTCCCGCCCCGACAAGCGGGACCTCGAATGCGTGCTGGAGCCGGAACGGGAAGGCTCGGCGTCCTGATCCGGCTCGGCCCGCTCGCCCAGGGGCGGCTCAGCGCACCCGCTGGAAGATGCGTTCGGAGGTGACGG